AACAATCCCGAGCGGTGGGTGTTACTGAATCCGAGTTCGGTAATCAAGGTTATCTACCCGAAGAATTTTTATACTCCTTGGCACTCGCTGACGTGGGGCAGAAGAAATTCATTGCTTTTTTCGATAAGGATTATAAGGCTCGTAGGGGGTATTTAAGGAAGTTTGCAATGAACCCCGAAATAGAATTTATTGTGGATACTATTGCGGATGAGGCTATCGTTTTTAACGACTCTAATTTTTTTGCCGATATCGATACCACTAAATTAAAGGAAATCCTCTCCCCCGAAAACCAAAAGGAAATTGTGGCTGAGGTGAGTCAACAGTTTAAAAAAATCTATACCCATTTCCACTTTTCTGAGGGTCACGATGCTTGGGGGTATTTCCGCCAGTTGATGATAGACGGCTTCATCTCTTTTGAAATTATCTACGACCCCGATGGGAAAAATATAGTGGGTTTTAAAGAATTAGACCCCATTTCCCTACGCCCTGGTGTAGAAAAGGGCAGTGATGGCACATTTAAGAAAATTTGGGTACAGTACGAGGATGTTCCCTCAATGAAGAGAGTTCTCTTGGATTCGCAAGTGATTTATATCTCATACGCCAAAGGTAATTTTACTGGTAGGGTTAGTTATGTGGAAAGGATGGTTCGTTCGTTCAACTTACTAAGGATTATGGAAAATAGCCGTGTGATATGGAATACGATGAACTCCCAATTCCGAATGAAAATGGTCGTTCCGATTGGTACTAAATCCCCTCAACGTGCTAAGGAATCTTTGGCGGAAATGATTAACATTTATAAGGAGGATATTAACTTAGATTATGATTCGGGGGAATTGAGTATCAATGGCTCACCCTCGATGCAATTTTATAAAAACTACCTATTCCCAAGTAAAAATGGGGAATCCCCCGATATTGAGGTCTTGGCTAGTGATGGGTTTGATTTATCAGACACCGATGCCTTGAAATACTTCAAAGATAAGGTTAAAGAAGATTCGAAAATACCTTTCAGTCGCTTTGATAAAGAAAATGGGGGGAGTCAATTTAGCATCTCCGCTGATGGTATCGACCGTGAAGAAATTCGTTTCTTTAAATTCATTAATCGCCTTCGCTCGATATTTCAAGAAATCCTCCTTAAACCCCTCTTTATTCAAGTGGGTTTAATCTATCCCGAGTTAGCGGAGGATGAACTGATGAAAGCGTGTCTCTCTCTTCGATACAACAAAGACAATATCTTTGAGGAACTGAAAGAGATGCAGATTTTGGAGCAACGAGTCAATATCGCCAATACAATGATGGGTATCTATGACAAAAAGAAAGATGCCTCGGGTATGGATACCGATGTTCCAATCTTTGCACCTAAATTTGTAATTGAAAGATATATGAAACTTTCTGCCGACGATATTGCAGCAAACGAGCGAATGATGAAAGAAAAACAAGAACAAGATTTGGAGGATATGAAATTAGCTCAACAAATCCAAGCCGCTCAACAAGACATGGGTGGTGGAATGGGCTTCTAAAAAAAGAAAAACTTATGCGTGGATATATTTCTAACTGGCAACACTTTCTAAATGAACAAAATCAATATGTTGGTTATCGAAGCACGCATTCCAACCCTCAAGGTAAGTACGGGACATTTTATCATGTTCGAAAACCACCCCATAGTGTGCGAGAGGTGAAATTAAAGTTTCAAAACCCCTTGATTGTATCCGATAAAGATGTGTATAATTTCGAGGGGCTTTCTTTGGAGTATCTTTTTTGGAAATGGTTTCCCCATTTCGATTTACGGAGCGGGGCTCGCAAAGAGGGTATGGAAACGGGGGAGTTGATAGATAAAATGGTCACGAGTGAAGCTATCCGTAGGGGTCACGATGGAATCGTAATGGCGGATTTGGAAATTGTAGATTTGACTACCCATTCCGATTTCCCGAAATAAATACAACTCTTTTATTTTTTTTTGAAAAAAAACGAGGGTTATTATATGAGTTTCGGAAAAAAGTGTTAGATTTGTATGTAATTATACACCATACAAAATAGTAAGACCATGAAAAATAAAAATAATGGATATTTTGCCTCTTATGAAAATAATGGATGTTTTGTCTCTTATGAAATGGCATTAGAAATTGTATTTGGTAAAGCTACTCAATTTGCGCACCCAGCACCAAGCTTATCCAATTGCGTAGCGAACCAAAGGTAATTACTGGACACTATTAAAGCTATTAAGATGATTGTATTTCAATTTATTTTTGCAGTTATTTGGTTAGTTGCAGCAATAGTATTATTTATACTTTCTATTGAAAGCATTGTAAGTTCAAGAAAATAAAAATTACGATTATGAGATACATTTTATTTGGAATTGGCTTATTATGTTGGTTTGCTTTTGCATACGACATTGAAAATGATAGAGATTTTATGACTTGGATGTGGCTATTGACAAGCCAATTCTTCTTCGTAAATTCTTATGTGTGGTATAAACACGATATGAAGCAGAAAGGTAAGTAATTTTTATTACTTCTAACGGTCACAGATATATTCAGTTTTTAATTAAATAACAATAAAACTTAAATAAAATGGAAAAGGTAATTAAAGGTACAATCTTCGAATCATCAGATAAAAAATTGAATGTATTTGATGTTATGCGTGGTTATCCAAAGAAAAGTAATTTTGTAGAAAACACAATAAAATTAGCAAAGGAGCTTGGTTATAAAGTAACAATTAAATAGAATTACACATAACGGTTGGGTGTATGAGAAGGTTTGCTTGTGGGAACTTTCAAATTAACCACTACTGCTGATAGCAAACTTTCTTATACATCTTGTTACAAGCAAGCCTAAAAAACCGACAGTGCAACAATGAACAGACAGAAAAAACACCTCGACAGCCAACCCTTCGCAAAATTAAAAGAGGTGTTTTGCCAACGCACTAACCGACACAAAAACACCACATTTACTTTTACCCAACCGAACCCAAAGCCCACCCGCCACCCGACCAGTAGACGGTTCACAGTTTGACGACAACTTTGGAATATAAACGGCTTTAAAAAGCTACTTTTACAGACAGAAATTTAATAATCAAGAAATTCAAAATATGATTCTTTCAGACATACCCGAGAACTCCGAACTGTCCTCCTCACACACATGGAGAGAGGAATTCCTATCCACATTGGTGTAATACCACCAAAGGCTTTCGAGGCGTAAAAAACAAACTCATTATATGCGTATCGTTGGTTTTGGATTCCTCGTATTACCAAATCAAAATTAATGTGGAAAGACAAATGGTCAACCCCTCGATGTGAAAGAGAGCCGCATTTTTATTTCGAATGGATGTGGTTTATTGTTTATGGGGTTTGGGGGTGTGACCGTTATTGGGAACAAAGGATATGGATTAAGGTGTATAACGAGGGGGATTACGAAAAAGCTAAATCGACCTGGCCTTGGTCTACGGGGAAAAACAACGAAAGTACTTGGAGGGATGAACTTACTAATCCGAAATCTAAACAAAAATGATTCTATTAGACGATGCGTCATATCCCGAAATTAACGCCGTTCGGATGTCTAGCGTTTCTTTAGATAGTTGTTTAGATTTTGGAGAACTTCAAAATATTCGAAAGCAGATACCGAGTTTAAATTTGGAATCCGCCACTATCTCAAATGAAATTCGTCAAGATATCCGAATGTGTAAAACCGCTTGGATACCTTATACCGATGAATGGGCTTGGTTATATGGTCGATTGTATGACATGGTTTTGTGGGTAAATGAAGAGGGTTATAAATTCGAGCCTTTGGATTTTACCGAACCCATTATGTATTGCGAGTGGTCAGATGGTGACCATTTTGATTGGCACGTTGATATCGGGGACGTGCATCCTTTTTCGAGCCGAAAATTGGCAGTCAGTGTTCAGTTATCGGAAAGTGATGACTATCGGGGCGGGGACTTAGAGTTTGCTGCCACACCCAACCCACAACATTGGTACACCGTGAGCCGAGCCGCTGGGAGCATCATCATCTATCCCGCCTACCTAACCCATCGAATACAACCCATTACTAGCGGAACTCGAAAATCTCTTGTTTTTTGGTTAGGTGGTGTGCCGTTTGTGTAAGCATAACGTTTTCTCGCTTTGCGAAGGCGAGGCTTAGAACCACAAAAATTATACAATATGAAAAAAGAAGATAGAATAAAAACAACAATTGGTTTAGGTATGACTGATGAAAGAGATTTCTTGGAAGGTAAAATTCTTTCAATTGATAATCAGAAATGTTTAGATGGTAGTGAGTTTGAAAAAATTATGATAAAACTTGATGATGGTAGAATTTTACCTTGTATCAGAGAAGAACTTGAATTAATAAATTCATAATTTTGTTTTTATTTCCTCTAACGGCATTCAGCTACCCGTCAGGGCAGGATTAAATAGCACAAACTTTCAAAATAGCAATACAGATGAAAATAGCACAAATGTTCAATAAACTACTGAACCCTGCCTTGAGGGTAGGTGATGTTAGCACTCGTTTTTCTCGTTCTAATTACGATAAAAGGCGTTTGCAACCACTTTACTTTACACAGGATTATTCAGTTAAAAACCAAGTATTATTTCTCAAAGGAGAAGAATATCCGCCTTATATGTACAATTATCAGAGAATGATTGATATGATGAATGAAGGTGTATTGTCCGAAAATGAGTGCTAACGTTTTCGGTATAGGCGCAGAACGGATTATTAACTAAAAAAATCAAATAAATGATACAAATAGGAACAATATTGGTTGCAAAAAATGAGTGTGAAATGAAGCGTAATGCAACAGGTAAGGCACTCATTATTGGAAAAGAGTATGAGGTGCATTATGTGAATGATACTGATTTAGTAATTGAGAGCGAGTTTGACAAAAATCATTTATTTGATTTGAATGAAAATGAACCGCAGTATTGGGGAAATTACTTTGATGTGAAGCAGTAGTTTTGCGCCTATACCGTGTTATGGCATCGTTTTAATGTGCCATAACGTCCGATGATAAACAATCGTTTTAATGTTGTTTATCATTTGTTATAAGTATGTAAAACAAAAATTATACAATATGAAAAAAGAAGTGAAAATAGAAGATTTTGTTAGCAAAGAAGAACTTGATGCTATGACAGAAAAAGAACGTGAAATTTACGAAAAGGTGTTTTTAATGAATAAACAAAATCTGCAAGGATTGACGAATGTACTTGATGTGATAAATGGAGTAAAAGACAAATTAGAAAATAAATAATTTTTGTTTTATTGCTTATAACGGTTGCAAATAAAACATCGTTTTAATGTGTTTTATTTGTTGTTATGTTTTAGTTAAAAATATTATATTATGGATAAAAAAGAAATTAGTAAAATATGTGAAGCTGAATTTGAAGTGTTTTCAACAGCTATTAGTAAAATGGGATTTGACCCACAAGGATTTTCTTTTATGATATTGTTTGATAAAAAAGCATTGAGTAGAAAAAAATTATTAGATAAGTTTAGTAATTTAACAGAAGAAGAAAAAATAGCTGTTGAAAATAGAATAAAGTTGTTTAGTTAATATTTTTAATTAAACATAACGTCTGATGATAAACAATCGTTTTAATGTTGTTTATCATTTGTTATAAGTAGTATTTTAACATTTATTTTATGGAAATATATCATAATGTCTTAAACTTAAAAAGATTAAAATCAATTTTGGATAATGGTTTTATTTTGAAGGATAATAGAATAATTGAACCCTGTGTTTATATGACTAGGGATTATTATTATTTAATGGATAGAGGTATAAGAATGGTTTTTGAATATGATAAATTGAAACACAATTATAAAGTAAAACCATTTTGTTTAAAAGGATGGAATTTATTAAATAATATTAAATTTATTCCTAAAAATGATGAAATGGAAGAACGTGTGTTAAATGATGTTGATGTTATGAAATGTTGTATTAGAATTGATATTGATAAGAATAAATTTAATGAAATTGATTTTAACCATCCATTGATAAACCACACACTTGATTTTAAGAAAAAGATAATAAAATAAATGTGTTAAGAAATATTACTTATAACTATAATATATACGCAATGGCATCTAAATAGTTAACTATCAACTTCTGGTAAGCAGACACTATAAGGTTTCAAACTCCAAAATAAATAATAGTAAAACATATAGCCCATCACCTCCTTATGAACTTAATCGACCCCCAAAAACCCACTTGTCGAGTGGTGCATTGTCAAAAAGATGATTATGATGTTTATATCGGTCGACCCTCTAAATGGGGTAACCCCTTTTCGCACATCCAAGATAAAAAAACCCGAGCTGAATTTCTAGTAAACTCTCGAAAGGAGGCAGTGGATGCCTATGAACAATGGATTTTACATGGGGGTGGGCAGCATTTACTCCAAGACTTAAAGGATTTACAAGGTAAAATTCTAGGCTGTTGGTGTGTCCCCAAAAGTTGCCATGGGGAAATTTTGGTTAAATTGGTTAATAACTTACCTAATCAAAACCTTTAATGTGTATCTGTATATAAGATAGAAAAAATGTCATTTCTAAAAATAACTATATGATTCAAGAATTATTTACCGAAAAGTACCGTCCTAAGAATCTCGACCAACTCATTCTACCCACACGTATCCGCAAGGCATTTGGTGAGGGTGAATTGCATCAAAACTTTTTACTCTACGGTTCGCCTGGGTTAGGTAAAACAAGTTCTGCTAAAGTGCTTGCTGCCAATTACCCGACTCTGTATATTAATGTGTCCGATGAGAGTTCGGTGGATGTTATCCGAGAAAAAATCACTAATTGGTGCTCAACCATTTCTTTGATGGATGGGGCGGAAAAATACAAAGTGGTTATTTTGGATGAGATTGATGGTGCTTCTGACCAGTTCAACAAGGCATTGAGGGCTACGATTTTATTAAAAGAACGTGGTCTATTCTAAAGGCGGCTGAAATTAAAATAGAAAAAGAGGCGGTGATTGAATTTGTTAAAAGGAACTTCCCCGATATGCGAACCATCCTTAATAAAGTTCAGAGTTTTGTAATTCAAGGCGTGACCGAAATTAAGGTGGAAGATATTAAAAAACTAAACTATTCATTTGCCGACATTTTTCAGAAGGTGTGTGGGGATAAAATCGACCCGACCGAAACCTATCAATTTCTAATGGTGAATTATGGCTCTAAGGTAGATGATGTATTGGCGGCTCTAGGCTCAGAGTTGCCCGAATATATTAGGGAAAACCATCCGAAATTTATCGCCAAAATTCCTCAAATTGTCATTAAGGCTCTCATTATCAGTCACAGAGGACTCAAGTGATTGACCCAGCAATTTCTATGTTGGCTGCGGTGTATGAATGTCAAATGATTTTGTCTAATTAAAAAAGCTCATGAAGAAGTTTAATTTATTCGGGGAGGAAATCATAAGTAATGAGAGGTCTCCAAACGACCAAAAATATACGATGAAGATAGATGCCCCTATCTACGAACCCAAAAACGAACAACCCGATATATTTGATTTGTATCAAGATGATAAAACCAAAGCCTTAATTTATGATATAAATCAGTCCAATGTCACCCCCTCCGAAAAAAAATTCCTACTCAAAGCGGCACAAAGACACACTGTGTTTCATTACGAGAAAATAGCGGACTACTATGCTCACGCCACGCCCGAAATGCAAAGCTTGATGGAAAAAAGTGCCTTAGTCATTATTGATTTTAATGAGGCTATAGAATTGGGTTATGTAAAATTGTGTGAAGATATCAAAAAACAATACTTGGAAGATTATGAAGATTGACCATTCGGAAAATAAGGACTTTGCTGTTTTTATCCTTACGCACGGCAGACCCGATAATGTTTGGACTAAAAAAACTCTTGATAAGTGTGGGTATAAGGGCTTGTTGTATTTCGTCTTAGATGATGAAGACAAAACACTACCTCAGTATCAAAAAAATTTCGGGAAAGAAAATATCATTGTTTTTAACAAAAAGGAAATGGCAGACTCCGTGGATGAGGGTAATAATTTTGATGAGAGGAGAACCATAACCCACGCCCGAAATGCTTGTTTTAAAATCGCCGAAAAATTAGGCATAACTTATTTTCTACAACTAGATGATGATTACTATGAATTTATTTATAAATTCCTAGGGATTAAGGGGGCGAAAATGCCTAAAGATATTGACAAACTGTTTGACACGGTTATTTCTTTCTATAAAAAAACAAATTGCCTAAGCATAGCTTTCGCCCAAACGGGCGACTTCATTGGCGGGATAGATAACGGTAAGGGTACTTATCGATTCAGTAAGCGGAAGTGTATGAATAGCTTTTTTTGTAGTACGGAAAGACCTTTCCAATTTATCGGGGCAATGAATGAAGATGTGAACACGTACACTACTTTAGCCCATAGGGGCGAGTTATTCTTGACGATACCCGTATTTGCCATCAATCAAAAAGATAGCCAAACCCAAAAGGGTGGGATTACGGATATGTATTTAAAATATGGGACATATTGCAAAGCCTTCACAACAACTATGATGCACCCAAGTGGGGTTAAAGTTTCCATGATGCGAGCTAATAACCCAAGGTTACATCACTCCATTTCTTGGAATAATACCACCCCCATGATAATCAGCAAAAAATATCAAAAAACAAACTAATTTTTTATCAAACTTGCTAATAATTATTTATGAAAGACAAAATTTTGAAATGGGCACAAGATAGGGATTTACTAAAGCCCGAAAATAAACAGAAACAATTCATCAAGCTAATTGAAGAAGTGGGTGAGTTGGCACAAGGAATCGCCAAGAATGACCTCGAGCAGATTGTGGATAGTATTGGGGATGTCCAAGTGGTTTTGATTATATTATCTGCCCTATACGAGTTGGATAGTGAGGAGTGTTTACAAAAAGCCTACGAGGTGATTAAAAATAGAACTGGGCAGACTATAGACGGAATATTTATCAAAAACGAATAAATAATACAATATGAATCTGATATTTGACGGGCATCACTTTTTTTACAAAACCCTTTTTGCGTTTGGGGGGCAATCTAAATCCAAAAAGTTGCTCCAATCTAAAAAGGAACAAGAAATGTTTGTTCGCAAAGTGGCAACCGATGTTTCTCATGCCATTAGACATTTCGAACACCCCGATAAAGTAGTATTTACCTTAGATTCTCGGAGTTGGCGCAAAGAAATTCCGATGGGTTCGGGTGAAGTGGAATACAAAGGTGACCGTGTTAGGGATGAGGGGGTGCATTGGGATAACTTTTATCATTCTATTGAGGAGTTTGCTCAAATCATTCAAGAAAAAGGCTTCATTGTTTCTAAAGAAAAGGGGGCGGAGTGTGATGACTTGCTGTATCTTTGGTCAGAGCAATTTCTTCAAGATGGGGAAGATAGTGTTATCATCACGGGAGATGGGGATATGAAACAATGTGCCCAATACAACCATAAAAATTTTGTCGTGGTGTTTAACCCGAACTCCAAATCCAAAAAGTTAATCACACCTCAAGGATTTGGAGAATGGATTGCTTCCGCATCCTCTCACTTCGACCTTTTTGATGCCAATACTTTTATCAACACGAACAAAGATATCATCGTAAGTTTAATGTCCAAGATAGAGGTGGAGGAATTGAACACCCATAAATTTTTATTGGAAAAAATTATTTTGGGCGATGGTGGGGATTCGATACCCTCTATTTGGACTTGGAAAAAGGGCGAAAAAAAATATAGAGTGACCCAATCTAAAGCGGAAATGATATACGCCGACCTACCCTTGGGGATGCCGATTGGGGATTTACCTCTTTGTACGGGAACTATTGCCTTAGGTATTGAAAAATACTGCAAACAAACGGCGGACGTGCCCTTATTGGAGGAACACATCAAAAGAAATTTGCAATTGATATATTTGGATAAATCGGTCATTCCCGAAACCATACAACGGGATTTTCGAGCAACGTATCGAATTTTTGGAAGCCAACGTTTAAAAATAACTAAGTATGACCTCCAAACGTTATTGAGTGGTAGCAAATATTTATCCGAGCCCAAATCTTTTAGTTCGGATTTTTTCTCTAACTTTGAATAAAGACATCATATGGCAGATTTATTTGATTTTATCAATGACATGATTTCCAAACCCTCGGAATTCAAATCCGTAAGTCCTCACGAACGAGGGAAACATTTTTTTATGGTCAATCGCTTGTGTAGTATCCGCTACCCTATTCAAGCCGCATACATGAATCATTTAAAAATCAACCCATCGGAGGCGGTAACTTTTTGGCAATCCCTATTATCCCGGTTACTTTGCTCGGCGATAAGGTGTGGGATGAACTTGAAAATTTCAAATCCTTGATTGGGTAAAGATAAAGTGCGCCGTTTTAAAAAACACTTTATATTATGATAGAAACAATTATTATAACTGCTTGTTCAACTTTAGTTATGGTCGGATTGATAACTTCAATTGCGGTTGTATATTACAAATTGGGTAAACGGTTAACAAAGGAACATTTTAATAAGGAAGTTGAACACATTTATTCTCGTATAGATAATGTTTGTAGGGATATGTCTGAATCATCAAACGAACTTCGAAATGGTATATACCAAGAGTTGCATCACCGAGATGAAGACATCCACCATGTTAAAAAAATGATTGACTCTCGAGTTGATAAGACCAATGTTCGAATTGACAAGTTAATCAAAGCACTTGAAGAGAATGGAAACACTCTTAAAGTAACGGATATGAATATCTAATTTTCAAAAAAAATTCACGGCGCACCTAAAGCACACTCGTATGAGTGTGCTTTTTTCTTTTTGATATATAGATAAAAAGTCTATTCAGTGAGTTGTACTACTGTTCTAACAAATATTGGGGATTTTGCTAAAATCGTTCAGCAAAAACCCTACAAGTGGGTGACCAAAATGACGGGTTGGGAAGAAGACATCTCGGGCATAGGGGTGTTACGTCGAGAATTCCGATGGGGTATCACCAATCGAGTACGGGCTTCGTGGATGGACTTAACCGTGGAAAACCTAACGGCTATTTGTAATTTAGACCCGAATTTGGATTTGTATGTCGATTTTCGATACACGCTCATCGGGGGCGGACCGATAACCATTCATGACATCACCCTTTTATATGAACAGTCAGTGGATGCGGACGACCCGTACTATGGTTTCCGACCTATATTAACCGTTGCGGAAAAGGGTTCTATTACAAACCTATCCAAGCTTGAGAATTTTACGTTTCGACCATATCAAGTCAACCCAGCGGTTGTCCTATACAAAGATTTGAGCACCACCATTAACCGAATGTTTGGTCACGATGTGATGTATGCCCGTGCTGTGCCTATGGCTGTGGGGAAGGATGTGATTTTACACGAGTGGACATTGTATGATGTGGATGAGCCTTGTACAGTTAAAGTTATTGTTCCGAATAACGAGTTTCCCGACTCCAAAATTAATTTCAACCCCTTTGGGTTGGATTTTGAAGTGCCTTTTGAGGTACATATCGATAAAAATTATTTTGAGTCCATATGGGGTATTGGTATCGCTCCTCAGAAAAGAGATATTATTTACTTTCCCTTAACCAATCGTATCTATGAGATAGAAAGTTCGTACCTCTTTCGGGACTTTATGCAACAACCCGTATATTGGAAAGTTTCTCTGAAAAAATATGCACCCAAATCTAATCGTTACGAA